AGTAGAAGGTACTAAGCCTTACCCAGGATTACAAAAATTAAAAATAAGCGACGCTATACAAAAATCATCAGCAACACATATAGGAGCTTATCAGTTTGATAAAAAAAAGGGATTACCCAAATGGGTTCCAGCTATTGGATTAAATTTAACTGATGATATATTTAATCAAGATAATCAAGATAGTTTAGCAATATATTTAATAGAAGATTCAGGTGGTAGTTCGTGGAAAAATGGTCCAACAACGACTGAAACTTTTATGCTTAATTTAGCTAAAGTATGGGCTGGTTTACCTGTACCTTTTGATACTATCCGACCTTTTGGTGTTGATGCTATTAAAATAAAAAAAGGAGAAAGTTATTATACTGGAGTAAAAACAAATAGGAGTACAGTAACTTTATATGAATTTTATACTGCTTTATCACCAATTAATCCTGATAAAGTAAGTAAAATAGACGAAGTTGAAATAAAATTAGCTCCATCTCCATCTCCTCCAGTTTCTGTTACAATTATTGAAAGTGAATACCTACAATATATTCAAACTGATATTGATGATAAGTAAACCAACTTCACCAGAATTATATAATAAACCTCAAATTATTCTTAATTCGGGGAGATTATTATTTAATGCAAAAGATGATATATTATTTTTAATAGGTAAACAAGCTGTAAGTATTTCTACTCCAGGTACTATTAATCTAGATGCTGATAGTGATATAATATTAAATAGTGAAAAAGAAATTCATTTAGGAATATTAGATAGTAAAAATGCTAATAAAAAAGAAGAATCTGCTTTATTAGGTGATACTACTATAAGCAGTTTAAGTGATGTATTTAAAGCATTAGCTGGTGTAAGTGAAGCTTTAAGTACTATATATGATGAAAAAGGTGGTGGTGTATTTTATCCTACAAATGCCGCTGCTTTTTATTTAAAAAAGACATTAGAAAATTGGGATAAAATTAAAGATAAAAATAAATCTAAAAAAGTAAAATTAGTTTAATGGCTTTTCCTTTAGGTAAAATAGGTATTCCAATAGTTAATAGTCTTGCTAATATTGAATTTTTAATAGAAGCATTAATTAGAAAATTATTAGAATCATTTGAAGTATGTGATATACTTAAATCTTTACCTATTGAAGATTGTTTAAAAGGTATTGAAAAAATAATTGAATTACGAAATAATTTAGTTGACTTACTTATTAAAATTAAAAGTAAATTAGAAGATTTAAAGGGAATATTAAATATAATTCAACCTATTTTAATGGCATTACAAGCCGTTATTATTGTAATAAAAGCTTTACCTTTACCAAATCAATTTACTACTACATCAGTAACAACAGCATTTGCAGATATAGTAAACGTATTACAAGATATAGTAGATACAGGTAATGCTATTATTTCATCTATTAATTTTGTATTAGATAAATTAATTCCTAAAATAGATGAATTTATAAAAATATTATCTTTACTAGATATTAGATTAGATAAATGTATTAAAGATTTTTCAGATAAAGAATTATCAGAAAGTAATGAATATTTAGCACTTGTTTCTCGTGGAGGTGATAATTCTAGTGATATTGCTAATATTCAAAGTAAAAATATAGCTAGATTAACTAATCTGTTATCCCCTATCCCAATTATTGAATTAGGTAAAAGTAAAGAAACATATAAGGGATTTAGTTTTGATATTAAAGTAGAAAAAAATATCCAAGGAATTAATCAAAATTATGCTATTGCATTAGATTCACGTGATATTGAAGTATTAAAAGGAAGACCTTCATATTCATCTTCAACTAAAGTTTTAATTGATGAATTAAAACTAGTTATAGATCAGCAAAATTTAACAGGATTTTAATCCTAAATATTTATAATTATGAAACGAATTGAATTAAAAAATTTATTAAAAGAAGCTCTTAGAGAAGTAATAAGAGAAGAAATGAAAGATGAAGGAATTAAATCATTCTTCACAGAAAAAACACAATCAAGAATACAACCAAAAACACAACTAACAAGACAAACTCAACCACCAATTAATCCTAATTTATCTCCAATTCAACAATTAATGGAAGAAACTAAAAGAGAATTAACTAATAAAGATATTAAAAATTTTCTTGGTGGAGATGAAATTGTTGAATTTGAGGGTGTAGCTATTACTCCTGATAATCCTATGCTATCTTTACTTAATAAAGATTTTAGTCATCATCTATAATGGCTTATAGAGTATCAAATATAGTTCCAATTGATTTACAACCAAGAGTTGCTATAGGGATATCTTTACCCTTTAATGGAACAACTGGATTTAATAGTACATATATAACTTCAGATCAATTAAAAACTAATATAATTAGCTATTTATTAACAAATAGAGGAGAAAGAGTATTTAATTTTAATTGTGGAGCTGACTTTGGAAAATTTATATTTAAGCAAATAACTGAAATAACTATTGAAGATATTAAATCAATAATTAATTCTAAATTAGAAAATAGATTTCCAATAAAAATAACAAAATCAGATATAATAGCTGATAAAGATAACAATACAATTAATATATCTTTTTCTTATGCTTTAAAAGGCACTAATATACAAGATACAGTATCAATAGATTTTAATTAAATATAATGTCAACAAATATTAATAATAATAAAGATATTAAATATTTAAATAAAGACTTTATGTCTTTTAAACAGGCATTAATTGATTTTACTAAAACATATTTTCCAAACACCTATAATGATTTTAGTGCTGATGATCCAGGAACAATGTTTATGGAACAAGCATCATATATAGGTGATGTATTATCTTTTAACTTAGATAATCAAATACAAGAAAATTTTATTCAATATGCTAAAGATAAGAATAATCTTCTTACATTAGCATACATGTTTGGTTATAAACCAAAAGTAACAACAGCATCAACAACTAATTTAGATGTATTTCAATTATTACCTTCAAAATTAGTAGGAACAGAATATGTACCGGATTTTGATTATGCTCTTATATTAGAAGAAAATGCAACAGTTAATTCAACTAGTAATATATCGTTCATTACATTAAATAAAGTTGATTTTGGATTTTCATCATCATTTGATCCTACAGATATATCAGTTTATCAAGTAAATATAAGTACTAATAACCCTGAATATTATTTAATAAAAAAATCAGTAAGAATAATTTCAGGTCAAATAAAATCTTTAGATTTTAGTTTTGGAGCACCAACACGTTTTCCTTTTGTTACATTAAATGATACTAATATAATAAAAATATTAGATGTAACAGATAGTGATGGAAAATCTTGGGTTGAAACTCCTTACTTAGCTCAAGAAACTATATTTGAAGAAATTCAAAATATAGAACAAAATGATCCTACATTATACACAAATAACTCAGCAGTACCTTATTTACTTAAATTAAAAAGAATTCCAAGACGATTTGTTACTAGATTTAAAGCTAATAATGAAATGAATATAGAATTTGGATCAGGATTATCTAATTCTTTTTCTAAACTTCAACAAATATTACCTCAATCTAGTGATGAAACTATAATTCCTAATTCAGATAATGTAGGTTTAGGATTACCTGAAGGATTAAGTAAATTAGATGTTGCTTTTAATCCAACAAATTTCTTATTTACTGAAGCATATGGAATATCACCATATAATACAACTTTAACTTTTAAATATATAGTTGGGGGAGGAATAAGTTCAAATATTCCTTCTAATACAATTAATACATTAGGTCCTTCAAATATATTATCTAAATCAGATAACATAAATCAAAATTTATTAACACAAATTAAAAGTTCAATTGTTGTTAATAATCCATTACCTGCAGTAGGGGGAGGTGATGGCGATTCATTAGAAGAATTACGTTTAAATATATTATCTAATTTTCCCTCTCAATTAAGAGCTATAACAATAGAAGACTATATAGTAAGAACTATGAGTTTACCTCCTACATTAGGAACTGTTGCTAAAGTTTATGTAGAACAAGATCAATTACTTAGTAAAAATGATGCTACTGATTCTATTATAGATAGTAATCCATTAGCTTTAAGTTTATATATATTAAGTTACAATTCAAATAAACAAATAGTTAATTCTAATATAGCTTTAAAAAGAAATATTAAAAATTTTTTAAGTCAATATAGAATGTTAACAGACGCTGTAACAATTAAAGATGCTTATTATATTAATATTAGTGTAAATTTTGATATTATGATTTTACCTAATTTTAATAACAATGAAGTATTAAATAATTGTATAAAACAAATGCAAGATTTTTTTGATATAAGTAAATGGCAAATTAATCAACCAATATTAATAAATGATATATACAATTTATTACTTAAAGTAAAAGGAGTTCAAACAGTTGTAAAAATAGATATTGATAATTTAAGTGGAGGTAATTATTCCCCATTTGGATATGATATTAAATCTGCAACTAAAAATAATATAATTTATCCTTCATTAGACCCTTCTATATTTGAGATAAGATTTTCAAACAATGATATAAAAGGAAAAATAGTAACTATATAATGGCTGTTTACAAAATATTTCCTGAAAAGGACGCAACAATATATTCAGAATATCCTTATAAAAATACAGGATTAGATGAAATTTTAGAATTAAATCTTAATCCAAATGCTAGCCCTATAGGTACTAGTGGAAGTATTATTACTGAGGTTAGTAGATTTTTAATCCAATTTCCTCAAATAGAAATAAATAGAATAATTGATAATTATGTTTCGGGAAGTTGGAAATCATATCTAAAATTATATCTAGCTGATGCTTCAAATATTCCTTTAGATTATTCATTAGAATGTTATCCTATCTCAGGTTCTTGGAATATGGGAACAGGTCGTTCTAATAATATACCTGAAACACAAAATGGTGTATGTTGGGAATTTAAATCATTTTCAGGTTCATTAGCTTGGAATACAGGTTCATTTGGAACAGGAGTAACGGCTTCATTTATAAGTACATCATATGAATATAGACCAGGTGGAGGTACTTGGTTTACTGGTTCAAATTCGTTAAATTTATTTTCATCTCAATCATTTACCTATATTACAACTAAAGATTTAGAATTTGATATTTCAAATGCTTCTTTATTACATTATAGTGCTTCTAAAGGATTAGGAGGAATAAATAATAATGGATTTATAGTTAAACATACTAATTCTAATGAATTTCAAGCTAATTCAAATATACAATTAGGGTATTTTTCATTAGATACTCATACTATATTTCCTCCTCAAATTGAATTAAAATGGAATGATAGTATTATTGCTACTGGTTCATTACCTTTTATAACAGATATAGATCCTGTTATTTCTATTTATAATAATAAAAAAGAATTTAATCAAAATAGTGTACAAACTTTTAAAATATATTCTAGAGATAAATTCCCAACAAAAGTATTTCAAACTTCATCTATTTATTTAAGTAACAAATATTTACCTACGAGTTCATATTATAGTATTGTAGATTTAAATAGTAGAGAAACTGTTATAGATTTTGATAATGTTTATACAAAATTAAGTATTAATAGTGAAAGTAATTATTTTAAAATATATATGAATGGTTTAGAACCAGAAAGATATTATTCTATATTAATAAAAACAGTAATAAATGATAATGAACTTATATTAGATAATGATTATTATTTTAAAGTTAAACTCTAATGAATATAGAAATTAAAAAAAAAGTATATCAAAAATCAATATATGTTGATATTATTGATACTAAATTTAATGAATTTGGAGTTAATCAAGCAATTAATGAAGTATTTGTACCTACTGTTGATGAATTTTTTACTTATTACAATGATTTATTTTTTACCATTCCTAAAGAGGGTAGTAATTCACATAGAAGTTTAGTAAATAGTTCTTTAGAATATATAGGATTAGATAAAAATCCTCTAATTGAAGAATTACAAAAGGAAATAAGTGTATTAAAAGAAGAATTATTAAATTCTAGTAATACTATTGGAGAATTAACTAAACAATTTTCTACTATAAGTGGACAATTTAATACAAATATATGACATCATCAACTATAATTAATTTATTACCTAATCAAGATATAAATTCTGCTGATTATAATAATAAAGATAAGTCTTTATTAAATGGTATTAATATAATTAGAGATTATGGAAAAGAAAATGATTATATAGAACAAGTTTTATATGATGTAAATGATAATTTATTAAAAATAAATTACAGTTATTCAAATCAATCAATAGTATCTTCTTTTGTTTCTAGTGATGGATTAACTACTAGTATAGATATAAATCCAATTGAGGATTTTAAAAAATTAGGTTACGATAAAGGTCAATTTAAATTACTATATAACTTTTTTAGAAAAAAGGTTACTGATGGTTTGACAAATAAATTTTACATTAAAAATATATCAGCAGATAGAACAGAATTACGACTATCTAATAATAATATTTCTAATGGAGAAATTCAATTACAAACACAAGGCCTTATTAATGACATACAAAACACAGCTTATTATAAAGACTTTTTAATAAATTTTGGAGATAATAAAACATTTATTGTTGTAAATGTAGGATTAGAATTATCTTCCCCACAATATTCTTTACTATTAAAATTATACGAACCTTTACCTCTTAATTTTAATGTAAAAGATCAATTATGGATAGTAGAAAAAGTAGCAGATTCTATTGAATATAAGTTAGAGGCTATTAAAACAATAGAACCACCTCAAATACCACAACTAAGATCACCTAATTTTGATTTAAATGTTAATCAAGAATTAAATCAACCAAGTGCGTATAAAAATTTAAATGATTTAATTACAGATCCTTCAAATACATTCTATCAGGAATTATCAGGTTTATTAGAAGAAAAAAGTATTAAAATAAATGTTGATTATAATCTTTATGAAAATTTTGTTCATTTTTCATCTGCTAAAGAAAGGTTATTAAATTTTGTTTATAAACTTGAATTAATAGAAGGTTATACCAGTGAATTATCAACACTTCAATCTATTCCTAACTTTAATTCAACAACAGCTGTATCGGGAAATATAATTACAATTAATGATAAAATTAATTCTATCATAACTAAATTTGATGGATATGAAAGATTCTTATATTTTGAATCTAGTTCGGTTTCTGGTTCTAATTCAAATCCATGGCCTAAATCAACATCAAACAAACCATACGTATTAAACTCAGTAACATCTTCTGAAGCTATAAATTTCTTAGGTAGTGATATACCTAATTCAGTAAATTATGGAGGACAAATATATTCAGCTTCATATTATGATAATATGAATCAGGATAATTTAGTTTATACTATACCTGAATTTATAAGAGATAATGAATCAAATAAAAATTATGATATATTCATAAAAATGATAGGTCAACATTTTGATAATGTTTGGACTTATAATCAATCAATAACAGATTTATATAAAGCAGATAATAATATTACTACAGGTATATCTAAAGATTTAGTATTTCATGCTTTAAAATCATTAGGTATAAAATTATATAACAATGATTCAAATAATAATTTATTTAATTATTTATTAGGTTTTAATCCTGACTTAGAAATACCTAATCCATTAAATGTACCTTATACTCTATTACCAAATCAAATATATAATTTATCTAATTTAACTATAGGAAGTGGAGGTTATTTAACAGTTCCTTCTACTACTATAGTAAATATAAATAATACCTTAACTAATAATGGAACCGTTGAAAACAACGGCAATATAAACGTTTTAAATTATGTAAACAACGGTACTCTAATAAATAATAGTATTGTTGTAGTAGCCCCAATATTTTTTACATCGCTTATAAACGCAGGAAATATAACTGGAGAAAATTATGAAAAAGAAATTTATAAAAGAATTTATCATAATATTCCCCTATTATTAAAAGCTAAAGGTACTGAAAGAGGACTTAGAGCACTTATTGCATGTTATGGAATACCTGATACAATTTTAAGAATTAGTGAAACAGGAGGAGCTGATAAATTATCTGCTTCTATAGAATATGACCATAATAGATTTACTTATGGTTTTAGACCTACTGGTTCAATTGATGGTATAAGTGTATCTTATGGAAGTGTTGTATCACCTTTATTTAATTTTAATACAAATTTTACCTCAGGTTCAACAAATCTTCCTATTCCTTATACTTTTGAATTAAGATTTAAACCAGATCCTATATATCCTACAACTACTTATTCACAATCATTATATGAAATATATAGTAATAATATAGGAGGTATAACAGGTTCTCCTTCAGGTTCACCTGAATTATTACTTTTATTAGAAAAAAATCCATTAATACATACAGGTTTAAAAAAAGATTATGGTTATTTAAAATGTTTATTATTTAGTGGAAGTATTGCTGGTAATTATTATCCATCTGCTTCTATAGAATTTCCTTATTTTAATGGAAATGTATATAATAGTTTAGTACAATATGAATCTAAACCATTAGGTAGCAGTTCAATAACATTATATGTCAAATCTAATATAGGAGAATATACTGATTCACAAGAAGGTCCATATATAGGTTATAGTAATTCTGCTTCAATTAATTTACCTTTTCAATTTGGTAGTTCTTCATTTGTATCGGCAAGTTATGTTCATATAGGAGGAGTAGGACCAGGAAACATTACTGGTTCAACAAATACTTACTTTAAAGGATTACTACAAGAATTTAGAATGTGGTCACAAACATTAGATGAATCCTCATTTGAATACCACACACTAAATCCTCAATCATATGAAGGTAATACAACAGGTTCTGCTCACGAAACATTAGTACTTAGATTACCTTTAGGTAATGATTTAAAAATAGATTATAATAATACTGATTATATAATATCATCACATCCTGCTTCATCACCTTCGTATCTATATACTTCATCTTTTACTAATGCTTCATTATCTGGTTCTTATATAAATGGAAAATTATCTCAATCATTTGAAGCATTTACTGAACAATATTATTTTAATTCACCTAATACAGGTATTTTAGAAAGAATATCTGATAAAATAAGAATAGGAAGTAGTTCAATTCCTAATAATGTCTTATCTTCCTTTAAAAGATTAGAAGAACAATCAACTGATTTGACTCAAGATTTACACTTATTAGAAGTTGCGTTTTCTCCTCAAAATGAAATTAATGATGATATAACATCACAATTAGGATTTTTTAACATTGATGATTATATAGGTGATCCACAGGAAGATACATCAATTAATTATTTTAAATTAGAAAAATTAAAAGAATATTACTTTAAAAAATATATAACAAATTATAATGTATTTGATTATATAAGACTTATTAAATATTTTGACAATTCTTTATTTAAAATGATAAAGGATTTTATACCTGCAAGAGTAAATTCATCAACAGGTATTGTAATTAAACCTAATATTTTAGAAAGAAATAAAATTCCAAGACAATTACTAGAAGCAGAGGAATTATTTTACTCAGCATCTATTTATAGTAAACCACCATCAGCTGATTCTGGGGGTGTTTTAGAATCTACTGGAATTTATTTTAATAATTATTCGGCTTCAATTCCGGGGAACTTTGGTAATATAGAACAAATCGGTACCTATAATGAAGAATATTATAATGGAGAGTTTGGAGGTACTATTATATCTACTATTAAAAATACACCTAATCCTTTTACCATATTATCTTATAACTAATGCCTAAAGGTAAATTTCCTAATATAAATAATAAATTTTATGGTTCTACCTTAGTTGATATAGATATATCAGCTACTGGTTCATTAGGTTTTGATGAATTTAATGCAGTATTAAATAATGTAAATGAAGCTGTAAAGTCAACTACAATAATGAGAGCTGACTTTGACTATCAAGAAGATGAACCTTCTAATATAAATGAATTATTATCTGGTTCAGCTGATAAAATAGAAATACCTGATAGTAATTATACAACATTATCACAAATATTACCTAGATATTTAGGTTCAAAAACAATTAGTGCAAATTATAACGTTTATTCTCCTGCAGGAAATACTACATCAGTAGATGGAACAATATTTCCTAGTTGGTCAGGTGATCAAGTATTAGAATATTTTAATGGTAATTCAATAGGAAAAGTACCTGCCATAGATTTATATTCTACTCATATGGTTTTATTTGATAAAATCAATATAAATGAAGGAGCAGACGA